AACAAGTTGTTGGTTTTAAAAATTTAGAAGAACTAACAGATAAACTACACAGATTTGCTTATAGAGTTACAAAAGAAGAAGCATTGGATTTACCCGATAAAATATATACAACCAGAGAAGTTAATTTAACTTCCGATCAAATTAAACATTATAATAGTATGAAAGATAATGCCGTGGCTTTTCTTGAAGGGGGCGACATGGTTACTGCACCCGAGGTCATGACTCGTTTGCTTAGATTACAACAACTATTATGTGGCTATCTAATTACAGATGATGGGGAAACAGTTGAGATAGCTAATCATAGAATAGATGCTATGCTTGCTACGATAGAAGAAATGGATGGTAAAGTAATCATCTGGTCAAGATTCAGACACGATATTAAAAAGATAAAAAAAGCTTTAGATAAAACCTATGGATCGGGTACCGTGGTCACTTATTACGGAGACACTTCACAAGAAGATAGAGACAAGGCCATCGATAGATTTCAAAATGATAAAGAAACAAGATTCTTTGTGGGCAATGCACAAACAGCGGGAAGAGGTTTGACACTTACTGCAGCTACAAATGTTATTTATTATTCAAATGATTTTAATCTTGAAACAAGAATACAATCAGAAGATAGGTGTCATCGAATAGGACAAAAGAATAATGTTTTGTATGTTGATTTAGTTGTACCTGACAGCATTGATGTTCACATTGTGAAGGTTTTACAATCAAAGATTACATTAGCGGGAAGAACATTAGGAGAAGAAGCACGAGAATGGTTAAAAGTATCACCAAAAAGGAGTGACTAATGCGAAGATCTGAGAAACTAATAGGTACGGCAGGAGAACTTTTCACAGCTTTTGAGCTAACAATGTTAGGTATTGAGTGTGATCTTATAAAGCAAGACGGGACAGATGTTGTTGCCGTTAAAGGTGATGGTGTTTTTATGGCTCAAAGAATAGAGGTAAAGACCGCCACTTTTGTGGATAAGAAAAAATGTTATTGTTTTTCAACATCAAAAGGCAAACCAAAAAGACCTTATACTAAATATGACTGTGATATAATAGCTTTAGTGTCATTGAATCAAAGAAATATACAGTTTATGAGTGTGGGTTCTTTACCAGGTGTAACAAAAAAAGTTCATGTGGATACATTTGAGTATGACAAAGACTTGATAAAGAGGTCTTGGAGTTATGCTTTAGAAAAAAGTATGATTGAATGTAAGAAAATCTTTGACAATATGGAAAAAAATAGGCATAACTAAGAAAAGGGAGATTAAAATGGATCCAGATAGATGGAAATCAGTAGCAGTACCAATCAAGACTTGGGACATGCTAAAAGAATTGTCGGAAGACAATGATAGGTCAATAGGTGGTCAAATATCTTTTCTCACAAAACAAGAATATATGTGGAAAAAGAGTCAGACTAATTCTATTGACAAACAAAAAGCTAGGGTATAAAACCTTAGAACCAATACCGAAGGGTATAAACTTTAACGTAGAAGGAGAGAACGATGAGTGATGTGTTTTCACTATTCGAAGAAGAGGCAGCTAACCCTCAAGCATTTAATAAAGTTAGCGAAGGAGAGACTACAAAGCTTTCCACATTAATTAGGCAGTCCATTGATCTTGATAAACAGATCAAGGATGCCGAACAACATCTCAAAGACTTACAACAAAGAAAAAGAACTGTTGATGAGGAAGACATTCCATCATTAATGGAAACTCTTGGAGTTGAAAGTCTAACTGTTGACGGCAACAAAGTATCTATTGATAAATATGTATCAGCCAGGATTCCTGATGATAAGAAGGAAGAAGCATTTAGCTTTATTCGTTCTATTGGAGAAGGCGATATTATCAAGAACGAAGTTGTTGTTGGCTTTGGTATGGGTCAAGACAATGTAGCGGGAGCCGTGGTTGATGATTTACGCAATCAAGGTTTAGCACCTGCTCAAAAGACTCACATACATCCAATGACATTGAGAACTTGGGCGAAGAACCGAATAGAGAATAATCAAGAAATTGATTTTGATACTTTCGGAATATATGTAGGCAATCGTGCAAAAATAAAGGGAGCAAAATAATGGCTAATGCAGTTGCAGAAAAACAAGCTACAGAAGTAGCACCATCTAATCTATCCTCATTGCTAGAAGAAGAAGCAGGTGCAGGACTAGAAAACTTCACAACCGAAGATATGCAGATACCTTTTATAAGGATACTACAAGCACTATCTCCACAGTTAAACAAGCAAGATAGTATGTATATCAAAGGTGCTGAACAAGGAGATATATTTAATACAGTATCTCAACAAGTGTACAAAGCAGATCAAGGTGTGCTTGTTGTACCGTGTTTCTTTGAGAAGAAATTCTTGGAGTTCGCATTAAGATCAAGTGGTGGTGGTTTCATAAGAGAACTATCAGCAGATGATAAAGACATTACTCTTACAACTCGTGAGGGGGCAGCAGAAATACTGCCTTCGGGTAATGAACTTGTTAGAACTCATCAACATGTAGTTATGGCTATGGATCCCGAAACTAGTCTTGGATCCCCTGCTATTCTTGACATGAAGAAGACACAATTAAAAGTGTCTCGTAGATGGAATACTGTCAAGAACGGCATAAGACTACCTTCGGGTAAGCCAATGCCATTGTATGGAACTGCATGGAGTATTCAGACTATTGCAGAAAGCAACGATCAAGGTAGTTGGTATAACTATAAGATTGAAAGAGTGACTGAGATAACAAAAGAACTAGAGGCTATGATGTTAGAAGCTAGAACTATGTATCAAAGTTTTAGAAAAGGGGAGATTAAAACGGCTTCCGCACCTGCTGACGAAATGCAAAGTGCACAGAAGGATGATGAAGTACCGTTTTAATTAGTAAGGGCCGTGGCTACTCCTCCAAGTCACGGCTCTTTTTTTATGGAGTGAAGAGTGAATTTAGCAGAAGAATTATTAGAGGCATTTATTGGGTTTAGTACGGCTCATGGTCAAACAGAAGTATCACAAGAACGTACAGCAGGAAAACAAAAAGCCAAATCATTTATAGTAAGAAATCCTCTTACATTACAATTAATACAAGGACACATCCAAGGCAAAAAAGGTGTGGGGGCTATTCCTATTAATGAAGAAAATAAATGTAAGTTTGGTGCTTTGGATATAGATCAATATCCATTAGATCACAATGAATTAGTAGATAAATTAGAGGAGCTCAATGTTCCGTGTATCGTGTGCCGTAGTAAATCGGGTGGTGCACATATTTTTTTCTTTTTTAAGGAGTGGATGAATGCGAGTGATTTTAGGGACAAGGCTGCTGAAATATCTTCTGCTCTTGGGCATGGTCGGTGTGAAATATTCCCGAAGCAAGAACAGATTCTTGTCGAGAGGGGCGATGTTGGCAACTTTATTAATTTGCCGTATTTTGACTCGGATCAAACACTCCGTTATGCGATCATCAAAAGAGAGGGAGATTATATCGAAGCATCGTTGTCCGAATTCATCGAAGAAATAAAAAAAGTTAAAACGTTACCTAAAGATTTTTTAACTCTCCCTGTGGGTGGTCCTGTGGATCTCTTACCTAACTACATACCTTGTTTGCGAACTAAACTAGCTATTGGTGTGTTTGAAGGAGAGAGAAACAGAACAGCTTTTCATTTAGGTGTATTTCTACAGAGGCTTGATCCTGGTAATTGGAAAACAAAATTTGAAGAGCACAATGTAAAAGATTTTAATCCACCTTTGTCAGCACAAGAAGTTGTGGCAATACAAAACACATTAGAAAAAAAAGAGTATCAGTATCTTTGTAAAGAAGAACCAATGGCTTCTCATTGTAATCAAGGTGTTTGTAGGACAATGAAGTTAGGTATAGGTGCTACGTCAATGCCTTCAATAAGTGGATTGTCTGTTATCTTGTCGGAACCACGACTATGGTTCGTGGATATAGGTGGTCAGAGACTAGAGATTACAACAGAAGAATTACAAGCACCAAGATTATTTCAACGAGCATGTATGGAGCAGTTAAAAGTTATGCCTCCAAAGCTAAAAGATGCTGATTGGGAAATTACTGTTAATGATTTAATGGAAAAATGTAATGAGATACAAGTTCCAGAAGAACTAACATATAAAGGACAATTCGTATCTATACTTGAATCTTATTGTACAGGTCGAATACAAGCACAAACATTTGAAGAAATTATGTTGGGCAAACCTTATACAGAAGTTGAGGAAGGTAAGACATATTTTAGATTAGATTCTCTTATGGAATACATGAGGCAGAAGAAGTTCGATTCTTATACAAGAGCACAAGTACAAGAGAGACTAAAAGAGATGAACAATGAAGAAAGTTCTATAGTTAAAAAATTTAAAACGTCTTCTGGTAAATGGAAAACAGTAAGGGTTTGGTGGATACCTGAGTTTGCTTCTGAGATTGAAGTTAGTGAGATAGCTATAGAAAAAGAAGAGGCTCCTTTCTAATGGAAACTACAATATTCGGGCCACCAGGCACAGGTAAAACCACTAGTTTAATTAATTTAGTGAAAAAGAAAATAGCAGAGGGTATGGATCCTACTAAGATAGCTTTTATGTCTTTTAGTCGTAAAGCTGCTACAGAAGCAAAAGAACGTGCTACAGCAGAATTAAATTTAAATACAGATCAAATGATCTATTTTAGGACTTTGCATTCATTAGCATTTACTTGGATGGGTTTAACCACCAAACAAGTTTTTAAAGGATCAGACTATAATGAATTAGGTGGATTAGTAGGACTAGAATTTAGAAGCAATTCAACAGTGGGTTTAGAAGACGGCCCTTTGTTTCAAATTGGTGCAGGTGGCGATAAGTATATGGCAGTCATACAAATGGCTCGTGTTAGAGAAGTGACTTTAGAAGAACAGTTTAATGACACTTGGGATCACACCTTGCATTGGCAACAATTAAAGAACTTAGCTAAAGCATACACTGACTATAAAGAAGCAAAGAATAAATTAGACTTTGTTGATATGATAGAAAACTTTATTGAAGAGGGAACAAGTCCGAAATTTGATTTATTAATTATTGATGAAGCACAAGATCTAGCTCCTATACAATGGCGGATGGTTAAGGAAGTTTTGGTACCAAACTCAAAAGAAGTTTATTATGCAGGAGATGACGATCAAGCTATTTATACTTGGATGGGGGTAAAACTTTCTGATTTTTTAACAGCCTCGGAAAATAAATTAGTTCTAAATAAATCGTATCGTGTACCGAGTACCGTGCATGAATTCTCACAAAACCTTATAAAAAAAGTATCCATCAGACAATTAAAAGAATGGCAACCCACTAAAAAAGATGGCACTATAACATGGCATCGAGATATACTTGATGTAGATCTAACTAGTGGCGAATGGTTAATACTTGCGAGAACTAACTATATCACAAATAAAATATGTACTCGTCTTAAAGAAGAAGGCTATCTCTATTGGAGAGAAGGCACTGGTTGGTCTATTTCCCCAAATGTGCTTAATGGAATAGAGGTGTGGCTTAAATTATGCAAAAACCAAAGCTTGTCTACAGCAGAACTGAAGAATTTTGCGAAATTATTGAACCCGAATATTATCACGAAATCTGGGAGAAAAAGATTCTCCCATTTAGATCCCGAACAAACTTATACTCTAAAAGACATTATAGAGAAATGCAATTTGATCGCATCACACGAGACTCCGTGGCAGAATGTGTTGAAAGTTTCGGATCAGGAGACTGCGTATATAATGTCAGCGAGGAGACGAGGGGAGAGAGTTTTAACGGGGACTCCGAGGATTCGGATCTCGACAATTCACAAAGCCAAAGGTGGAGAGGCGGATAACGTAGCTCTACTTCTTGACTCAACTAAAGCTTGCTTAGAAAGCTTAGACCAGGACTCTGAGATAAGGACTTTCTATGTCGGAGCAACTCGTGCTAAACAATCGTTACATTTAATAGAATCAACAACTAAGTATGGATTTAATATATGAAAAAAGACAGAGAATTTTTCTTGAAAGAAGCAGAAAAACTAATCAATGGACAGAGAGCCAAGGAGTATGGCCCTGCTAAAAAGAATCATCAACGTATAGCCGACATATGGACTATACTGTTAGATAAAAAATTAAATGGTGCAATCACTCCAGAGGAAGTTGTGGCTTGTATGATAGGTGTCAAGGTTGCTCGTCTTGCCGAAGACATTTCAAAGGACGATTCGTGGACAGACGTTATCGGTTATGCGGCTTTAGGTGGAGAAATTATAAATGACAAATCATGATCAATACCACTTTTTAGATCAAGACATAAAGGACATGTCTTGGGGTAATATAGATTCTGATTGGACACCACCTCAATCTTTTCCTGATCTATCTCAATATGAAACAGTTTCAATAGATTTAGAAACAAAAGATACAAATCTATTAACACTTGGGCCTGGTTGGACAAGAAAAGATGGATATGTAATAGGAATTGCTGTGGCCGCAGGAGAAAGTTCTTGGTACTTTCCCATCGCACATAAGTCTGGCAACATGTCAAAGAATACAGTTTATAAATGGTTACAAAAATTATGTGATGATGAAAAGATAACCAAAGTATTTCACAATGCTTTATATGATTTAGGTTGGCTTAGAGCAGAAGGAATAGAGGTTAAGGGTAAGATCATAGACACAATGATAGCAGCACCTTTGCTGGATGAAAATAGAAAATGGTATAATCTTAATTCTCTTGCTCGTGATTATCTCGGAGAATTTAAAGATGAAAAACTTTTAAAATCAGCAGCGGATGAGTTTGGTGTTGATCCTAAGTCTGGAATGTGGCAACTCCCACCTAGATATGTGGGTAAATATGCCGAGCAAGATGCCTTAATAACTTTAAAACTTTGGGACAATCTTAGAAAGAAAATAACTCAAGAAGAGTGTACAAGCATTTTTGAATTAGAGACAGCTTTGTTACCTGTACTGTTTGAAATGAAAACTAAAGGTGTTCGTGTTGATGTTGACAAAGCACACAAGACTAAAAAAGAACTAGCTAAATTAGAGAAATCACTTGTAGATGAAATAGTCAAGGAAACCGGGGTGGTTGTTGAACCGTGGGTCGCCACATCTGTAGCAAAAGTCTTTGACGCTGTGGGACTTCCTTATTCTCGCACAGAAAAGTCCGGGGCACCCATGTTTACAAAACAGTTTTTGGCGAATAGCACTCATCCTATTGCTCAAAAAATTATAAAAATTAGAGAAATAAACAAAGCTAATACGACATTTGTTGATACTATTCTTGATCATTCTCATAATGGTAGAATACATTGTGACTTTCACTCCTTGCGTTCTGATGGTGGTGGAACTGTTACTGGACGTTTTAGTTCAAGTAACCCCAATTTGCAACAGATTCCTGCACGAGATCCTGAGATCAAAAAATTAATTCGTGGTTTGTTTATCCCGGAGGAGGGCCACAAATGGGGTTCCTTTGATTATGCATCACAAGAACCA